TTGGATTTCCCTGTATGTTCGGAAGCGTTAGCTGACGGTAGGATGTATTAAATTGTTTAATAATTAAATTGTTGAATATTTAAGTTAGTTAAATATTAGTAATTTGTAATATGTTATGTATTAGTAATTAACATATTGTCTCTGATTTCAACCGAAGGTTGAAATCTTAAAACGGCACGAAGTGCCGTATTTGTTGGGGTTGGGTTCGGGAAGGGTGGACAGGGCCACCCTATCTAAGCACCACATGAGGACGAAGCCTGCGGAGTAACGAATACGGTGCGAGGGAAGGTGGAATCCTTGCTCCCCCTTCCCGATAAAAATAATGGTAGATGTAATCTACCTTATTAAAATAAAAATCCCCCTCCCTTTAGGGAGGGGGTGTAGGGGGTGGGCTTGGCTATATGACCTCCTTGGTCTATTATAGCCAGATGACAGGACCAGTCCTGTCATTTCTTCAAGCTTCCATTTTTTCCACAGCTTAAGATTCTGTAAATACTTCAGTAATGTAGACCTTTTTAATTGGTTGTCCAAGTATTGGTATGGCTTGTTGAAGTATAGTTATTAGGTCTGAAAATTGTATACCATTTTCAAACATAGAAAAGGGTATTTTGATATTAATCATTTCAGCCCTTCCTGTGTCGATTAGAAAATTTACTTCTGTTAGTTTCATAAATCAAGTAATTTGAATATTAATAATTGTTACGTTTGACGCTTCTTCTGCTTTTCCATGTAAAACAATTGTACCAAGTATACGTTTTATAGCCTTAGGCGTTAATTCGTTTAATGGCGAAATATATGTGTGCTTCTGTACATAATGTGATTCTCCATCCAAGCTACCTTTGTCGTCATGTATTGTGCTTAAAGGTTTTGGGTTTATCCAATGTAGCATGTATTCAATTGTTAACGTCTTCATTTTCAGTAGTTTTAGAGGTTGAAATTTTGTTTGCTTCTTCCATAATTAGCGAATAGGCTTTAGCGATCTCTTTCCAAGTTGTTTGTGGCGAAAGAGGGTCAAGGTTTAGGTTTTCGGCTAGTAAGTCGAAAAGGCTTGCACAACGGTTTGCCCTTCTGAAAAATTCGAAATTTTCAATGTTTTTCATGATAAAAAAGTGTTAAAAAGTGAAATAATAAAACGAAGATATAACAAATATTTAGAATCCGCGCTTTTTAGGGCCTTTAATTTTAGAAAATCTTGCTTTTTTTCTGCGTGAAACGGCATCGTCCGGATTTAGTCCATTTAGTAGGTCTTTTTGATATTGTTTGTCTGTTGTGTCGTTAACTGCTTTTTTAATATGTCCAAGCAATGCAGTTTTGTGTGGATGAGGTATTGTTCTGCCGTCTTCATCTTTAGTATCTGGCCAAAAAATTTTGTTATAATACCTGGGAAGCGCTATTTTGAAATTTTCACTTAATACATAGTTGTTGTCCAGATTGGCCGTGTGGTGTTTTAGTGATTCGTCTGTGACATAGTTACTGCCCAGGCCTTTAGAGCGAAGTGAAAACTCTGGTATTACTTCTTCGTCATAGTGCCACTGATCAGACTCTTTTTTTTCGATATATTTAACGGTGTAGAACATGCTTGGAACGTCTGCTTCTCTAAATTTTATATTACCAAAGGTCCATGCCTTTGAAAAGCAATCAGGGAAGGCATTGTATATAATTGCATGATAATGTGGTCTACCGAAAAGGCCTCCGTACTCTCCGCATGCATAGTATTTTATTGGTTTGCGTCGAATTTTTTTCTTTTTTTTAATCTCTTTTAAGTATGTACCGTCTTTGTCATGATAGTAACGCAATCTTTTGAAAAAGTCCTGTAAATCTTTCTTTCGCAATGTAAGATTACCGAGTGCAGTCATAGGTACATGATCTGTGTCATAGGTAAGCGTTATGAAGTAAGAACTAGTTGAACGTTTATCTTCTTGAATCATCCTGAATGCCCATTGGTTGATACGGCGCTTTATGCATGGTTGACATTTACCACATGCTACATTTACGCTATAAATAGGTTGGTTGCCACTGTAACGTGGATGGGCAAGTTTTATAAATACAGGCGCGTCACAGGCCATATTATCTAAATTTATCCCTTTCTCGGTCCTCGACTAAATAAAGTATAAAAAGTGCGATAATTAAAATAATGGTAACGTGACATAATGCATCTGAGTAGTGCATGATCATAAATTAGTTAAAAAAGAGGGCCACTACTTTTAGCGGCCCTCGATTCCCATGAAAAATAAGAAACGGAAAATTAAAGGGTTGGAACGCCGAATTTAGGCAATGAACGCCACACATAGACATTATTGAAAATCCATGCATAGATCTCGTGGTCTTGAGCTGCTGAAACTTGGAATGCTCTACTAACATCAGGAAAGCATGTCACAAAGTCATGGTTCAAAACCGGGCTTGTTAATGAATCAACAGCATCATTAGTAAAGATTCTTCCCAGGTGGAAACTTAGCCATAGTGTACGCATTTCGCCTGAGACGACATCGTTTTGCCATCTGTATTCAGAATAACGTGGGATGTAACCGAAAGTAGCTTCGTTGTGATTAATGTTGTCTTGAACGTTGTTGTAATCATAACGTAACTCTTTGAAGCGGATTTCCTGATCACCGATTCCGGCGAATTGTTCAAAAGCATAGTCATAAACAGTACCGGGATCAGCATTTGGAACACCTACGCCGCGTGTCCACATTTTTGACAATCCTTGGAAGTAGCTGGTTCTTGGTTGTATGTTGACTATACCTATAATGAAACCGTGTTCTCGGCAAAAATATTTAATACGTGATTTGCCGGATTCCATTGCAAGTGCTTGGCCTGCATATGCTCCAAGTGGTGTCACTGTGTCTGCGTCTACATTAATTGTTTGGGCAGTTGCCATAACTTCCGAAATAATTATTCTACCCTTATAGCCTCCAATGTATACAGGAAGGTCAATAGTTCCGGGGTCTGGGTCTACGCCAAAATGACCTTTTAGGAAATCTCTGTAACGCTGGCCTGTTCTCATAAGTCGCTCCAAAAACTCTAGCATTCGGGCTGCTAAACGGAAGTCGCGAAGCGGTGCTGCAGTTTCTTGTATATCAAGATAGGTACCGGTTGTGTCTACCGTTGTTTTTAGGCCTCTGTCGGTTGCGCCACCCCAGCCTCCATGTGAGACAGCACCAACACCAGCAACTGCATGATCATCTACGGCTCTGAGTCTCCAAGGACCGCGTGGCTGCGCTCCATCTTCTGTAAGATAGTCAGGATTGTACATAGGAATAAGGACTTCCTCACCGATTTGAGGGGTTGGAAGGGCAGCCGTAAAGTAGTCACGATTCCAAAGGCGGTTTGCTACAAAAAGAGGGGCGTTACCCATGTATAGCGTCCATCCTGTTATATCGTTTTCACCAGCCTGGAGTTCAATAAGTATTTCTTCTTGTATTTGGCTGTTACGGTAGTATTCATTGTAGATTTTCCAATATGCTGCCAATGGACCGGCGTTTACGTTAATGACATTGATATTGCCACCTCCAGGGGCTACGTCATCAGTTGGAAAACCCATGTAATTGAGAATAGAATATCGTCCGTCATCATCTATTGAGTCAACTAACATCTCAAAATATGGAGCTAATAAATCCTCTTGCTGGGTTATATACTTTTCCCATTGCTCCCATATAATACGCCAAGGAACATAAAAATAGTTGACAGATAAATCACAACGGTGCATGATAGGAAGATAAAGCGGAGCGAAGCGGCACATGATTTCACTATCAATGTCGAATTCGTCACCTGGGAGTGTCTCAACGGTTAAGAATGGAATCAATTGACCCATGCTGAACGTTGTTTTGTGGTCGTGGGAAAGGTCGAACTTATTCTTCGATCTTTGGAAGTTGTCCGGCCTGCTTGCGAATTGTGAAAATTCGCGTGTTTGGTTGTTAATCATTTTGAATCTGTTTTAGATTGGTTAGGAATTGGACTGTTAAGAACTTCAGCTGCTTCAGCTGCTTTTGCTTGTGCTTTTGCTTGGGCTTCGTTGTTCAGTTGCTTTTTAATTTTGAACGTCTCACGTGCTTCGGCAAGTAATTGTAGTCGCTCAATTTTATCTAATCTGTCAAAATTGGGCATCTCTAACCCTTCTTGCTCATAATAGCCTTTCAGGCGTTCGGCAATTGCGGGTGCGGAAAAGCGAGTAATGGCATCGGATATATTAATACCTTGGTTTGGTATTGTAAGCGATCTGCCGCCTGCTTTGTCGAAAGTAAGAGACGGCACAAAGCCGTTCCAGAAGTTGCTTGTTTTAAGTTTCATGATTATCGTGTTTGTTTGAGTAAATACATGGATAAAAGGCTACGGAATGTTGACCAAAAGTCGTCGCCTGCTTTAAGGCCATTAATGAAATCTCGTTGGAACTGTAAAAACAGTTCGTTGTTTGAGAAGGCTTGTTTCGCGAGCGCGGTAGCCGCGTTTGCTCTGTCAATTTCAGACGTCATCTGCTCGTCCTTTCTGTCGGCAATTGTTTGTTGAATATTTGCGGTAGCTTGGGCCGCCGATGCATCGGCGGCACGTTTAATTTGTTCCGCTTGTAACATGTTGCCTCTTTGATTCGTGAGAATATTGGTTTCTTTGTCTAGATGACCAGTAAGAAACCACTGAGCGTCCGCTTCTTTAAGAGCTGCGTCTGCTTCCTTGCTTCTTGCGTCTGCTTCGAGTGCGCGCATTTGGACCTGTTGGATTCTGTTTTGCATGAAGTTCTGGATACCTTGTGCTGCTCCCAAAGTAGGGTCTACTTGGGTACTTCTTGGCATATCGGACTGCGAAGACACACCTCCTGAAAAAAATGCGGCGGCCGGAAGGCCAGCATCTTTTAGTCTTTGTAATTGTGCTTTAGGGCTGTTGTACTCATTCATGCGATTCCAGTCATCAAGCGCCCATTGTCTTTGAATTTGAGCTGATGCTTGAGCACCTATGCCGGGTATGATGGCCCCGGCCAGCCCCTGTAAAATACCAATTGTTGGGTCCATAAAAATGATGTTTTTAGGTTAAAATAATGGCACAATATAAAAAAGGATTTGGATTTCGGTATCGGTTCCTCCGATACCCATATATAAACCCGGGGGGAGATCGGTAGGGCCCCGGCGCGGCGTTTCCTGCGCCGCGTTGGGTACCGATCATTCAGGGGGTCGCAAACCCCCTGACCCGGCGCTTCCTGCGCCGGAAGGTAATGTATGTGATTTGGCTGTTTGTCCGCGCGCCTTAGCCTTGAATACGCAAACCTTTAAGTTTGCGTATGAATGGGCTGGTTTCGGAGTGTGCGACGAAACTAAGCCCTATTGCGCGCGGACTCTTGGATTTGGATTTCCCTGTATGTTCGGAAGCGTTAGCTGACGGTAGGATGTATTAAATTGTTTAATAATTAAATTGTTGAATATTTAAGTTAGTTAAATATTAGTAATTTGTAATATGTTATGTAT